AAAACATCAGATACCGCATAAATTGGTTTCTTTTAGGTAAATACCAAGGTGTTGCAACCTATTTTAATATTCAAGATTGAATGTAATTCTTGGGTTATATACGCTACCCTCGCTATCGTCGATTTCATAAAAATCGACATCTTCATCGAACTCTGCAGTTACGGTTGCCTCCTGCGTGTCGTTCTCATTGTTCCTGTCAAATTCCGCTTCAACATCGGTATCGAATTTCGCTTTTACATGGAACTCCACTTCTGTATCTGGCTTAAACTGCACCAGATCTTAAATCAACTCATATACTTTCATGCCGTCTCCTTTCAGAACGGACAAAGGTTCATATCAACCTCTAATCCTTTTTCTGCAATATAAACATTTGCTCCATATTTAACTGTTTCTTCTGTCTTTTGTTTGAATAATGCCGAATCTGCTGATTTATCTGATAAGTGAATTAGAACGACATTTCGCAATGCCGGATTATCGTTAGTAGAAATAAAGTCAAGTGCCGTTGGTAAGCTCATATGACCTCTTAATCTGTGTTCGTAATTTGGCTCTTCTCGGTTCACAAACTGCATATCATAGTTGGCTTCCACCATGATGTGATTAACACCATTAAATCTCCATCTGACGTATTCCGTGTCTGTTGCATACACCAAGCTGCCAATATCCGGGTGTGTGATGTAAAATCCGTAGCAGGGGCACTCTGAACCGTCTCCGTTGTTGTGTAGCCATCTGCCGGACTTATCCCGGTTTTCAAATGCTCGTATGCTAAAGCTTTCTTTCCCAAACTGTAGGATATTTCCATCTATCAATTTGAACGGCTCCCACACTGGAATACCGGCTCTAACATACTGAAAGAAGTACTGATGATGGTCTGAATGTATGTGGGTTGTGATTACTGCTTTAATCTTTCGCACATTGAAATCCAGTGCTTTCTTAACTTCCATAAACGGCAACCCTGCTTCAATAATTAACGCTTCGCTTTCATTTTCCAGTATGTAGCAATTACCGGATGAACCAGAGCCTAAGGCTTTAAGTTTCATACCTCTTTCACCTCAATTTTCAAATATGTGTTTATTATCGATTATCCAAGGATGTTTCGTGTAGTCTATATGGCTTGCCGCATTTGCAACTGTTTTCCGTAGCATCTTTAAATGTTCCTCACAATGCTTTCTTCCAGATACCGCCGGTCTACCACAGATTATGCACAATCCTTTATCCTCCCGGTACTCCCTTTGGCTTGTGGACTTCTCGCACGAACGCCTCTTTGCCAAACACCTGTTGCATAAAACAGTTCCGCATACTGCATTACGTTTTCCACACTTCACGCATATTCCACTGGACTTATTCATGTAATATCTGGTACGGACTCTTTCTTTCCGTGCTTCTGCCTGTTCCGGTGTTTCCCTTGCAAGTCTCTTAGCCTCTACCTTCGCTTTCTTCTCCCGGCACTCAGCGCACATTTTGTACTGCGTTCCCAATATGCCTTTGTGACATCTGGAGCATATACCAAGAGATACATAAGGGTCTTCCGCTTTTTCTCTCATTCGGCATCCTCCAAAAACCATATTCCTTCCGGTTTTAAAAAGTTGCCCTGAACAATGTTCTTTCTGAATATACTTTCTGCTGTCGGTGCAAGATCCGTAAGTCTCTGTATGCTCTCTTCTATGTTGTCTGCCAGAATATCAATGCCGAATAATGTCTCTGCAGCTTCCGTTTCAGTCATTCCTATTGACAGTTTCCGTTTCAAGATTTCCACAAGGAAATTTCCAGTACCACACGCAGGCTCCAACACTGTTCCTCTCCAACACTCTGCACCACCATTTTCATCTTCCAACATATTGCACATCTTTTGTACCATCCAGCCCGGCGTATAAACTTCTCCAAACTTTTTGACGCGTTCTCGGCTTTTTGTAATTTTTTCTTTCTGCCTATTTTCCATTTCTGTGATAAAACTCACTCCTCACATCAATAATCTGTCTTGTCTGTCCCAACAATGCCCGATTATGCTTTGCCCTCTGCTCATTGTCACAGATAAATTGCTTGCAAATTTCTGGTCGAACCGGATAGATTCTGCATTTCTCGCAACTCTTGTCCGTATCAAGAAAAGGACATGTCATATCATATGGTCGATTCACAGTAGGAAGCAGGTGCCTACACTCTTTGATATGGTTCTTACGGATATATCTGTGAATTGCATCTACTTCCTTTCTGCTCATTGGCAAAAGGTTGGAACAGCAGTTACCGCATTGGCTACATTTTCCATCTTTGCAGAAATTGTAAATGTTATCTTTCATGCCTTTCTGCACGGATTCTAAGACTGATATAACTTCCATAGGCTACTCCAATTCTTCCTCTGCCGGGAACTGAAATACTTTCATGTAATTCTGGCTTGCATATTTTTGATATTCTTCTCTAAGCATTTCCATGGCTTTCTTTGCCTTTTCTTTCGTGGAATATTTAGCTGTTATTGAAGTCTCATTGTCTCCGATTGCCTGCATCCGGACAAATGTTGCTTCTTTCGCCCTTGTATCAATAAAAACAATGCTATTTTCGTACGGAAAATCCAATGTGCCGTCCTGTGATATAACTCTCATGGCAACCTCCTAATCTTTCATAAAGTCCGGTACGTTCTCGTCATTCTCAACGACTTCTCCGGCTACTTTCTCCTGCTCTGGTTCAACTACTTCGCTCCCGGTCTCAATAGCTTCGGATTCAGCTACAACAAATGGCTCTGAATTGGCATTTTCGGAAATATCACGCTTGACCTGTTCCTGCAAATCTTCCATCGGATATTCCTTGAAATCGTTGTCCTGCATTTCCTCTTTCGTATATAATCCCATTGTCAGCTCCGGGCAATTCAGACTGGAGAAGAAAGATGCGGCTCTGTAACGAAGCATTAACTGTGGCATGGTTTTCCACTTACTACCGTTCTTACTAAGCCATCCCTCGGCTTTAGCCATTTCCATGTCCACGGTCATTCCCTCAACTCTACGACCATTTTTCGTAGTCCAAGCAAGGCACGAATAAGGCTTGCCATCTTTATCTCTAGTTTCCTCAAACTGTAATTCCATGTCGAATTTACCGGAATTATTGATTGCCGCAATCAGAAACTTTGAACTCCAAGACGGTCTACCCTGAATCACATACAGATTCTGCATAACCATCAGTGGGCTTACTCGCAGTCTCTGCGCCTGCTCAATAGCAATCAGACAGTTTGCATCGTTCTTCTGGAATGTCTGCGGAACGATTGTTGAACTTGCCAGTGCCTTTGCCATCTGCATAGCCATGATGAAATTGTCGGATGTTCCGAAAATTCCAAGGCTGTAATCGGTAACCTTGTTATTGTGTGTTGCAACCTCTGTCTTTTCTTCTGCTACTGCTACTTCCTGTTTCTTTGTTTCTGCCATAATTATTTTTCCTCGCTTTCCATGATGATTTTTAATTTGTTTTCTTCTATTTCAAACTTTTCTTTTGCCGATTTAAGTTCCTTTTCTGCGGCTTCTCTAAACTTTTCCTTTGCATAATCGAAATTCGGCTTTGTAAGGAAAATATTTTCATAATAGCCAGTAATTTTCCCTTCGTCCTCTTTTCTAACAAAGCTCATGCAATTTGGAAAACCTCTTTTCTTATCAACTGGATAATATGTCTTTGGTTTTTCAATCACTTCCACTTCTGTGACGGAGATTCCGTCCGAATTAAGTCCATAAAAATAAAGTTTCACTGCTTTTCCTCGCTTTCCTCACATTTCTTCACAATCGCCACCTTATCAGCGCCGTAGGTTTCCACCCACTTCATATCCACGGTTTCATCTGTAACTGTTAGCTTTGCACCTTTGGCATTTACAACGGTATCTCCGGCTTTTACAGAATCCTCGGTCTTAAATGTGTAGCTACGACCTGGTATTGTATACTTTGCTTTGATGTAGTTCATTCTGATACCTCCAAAAATTAGTCTTCCGGTTGCTCAAAGGAAACATTTATTGGCATATTCCAAGAGGATTCTGCAATATCAGAAAGCGATTTCAAAAATGATGCTGCAATGCTTTCTTTAAAATTTGTACTCTGCAACTGTTT